TCGGCCCGGTGCTGTTCCTGGATTGGGCTGAGGAAGGCGACACCTACGAGTGCGCCGACTTCGGCTGCGGCTGCGGCTGGGTGTACGAGTACCGGCCGGGCGAGCCGATGGGCCACCCGTGGCCCACCCCGTTGATCCAGTTGTTGGCCACGTCCGAGGACCAGGTCGACAACGTGTACCGGCCGCTGCAGTCGATGGCGAAGAACGAGCGGCTGCGGGACCGGATGCTGGTCCGCGAGGGCTTCATCCGGATCATCGGCGAGGACAACGACCCGGACCTGAACCGGATCGACGTCGTCACCTCGAGTGCGCAGTCCCGGCTCGGTAACCCGATCACGTTCTGCATCCAGGACGAGACGCAGCTGTACACCGCCACCAACAAGCTGATCAAGGTGGCGGAGACGATGCGCCGCGGCGCCGCCGCGATGGGTGGCCGGTCGGTCGAGACCACGAACTGCTTCGACCCCGCCGAGCAGTCGGTGGCGCAGCGCACGTTCGAGTCGCAGAAGAAGGACATCTTCCGGTTCTACGAGCCGCCCCCGCCGGGGTTGAGCTACAAGGACCGGCGAGAACGCCGCAGGATCCACGCCTTCAACTACGCGGGGTCCCCGCACGCCGACCTCGATGGCATCGAGGGCGAAGCCGCCGAGCTGATGGAGAAGGACCCCGGGCAGGCGGAGCGGTTCTACGGGAACCGGATCGTCGCCGGCCTGGGTACGTGGTTGGACGGGGACAAGTGGGACGCCCGCAAGGCGAAGGCGTCGATCACGGTGCCCCGCAAAACCCAGATCGTGCTCGCCCTGGACGGGTCGGATGTGGACGACTGGACCGCGATCCGCGCGGAAACCCAGGACGGCTACCAGTTCACCCCCACCTACGGGCCCGACAACCTGCCGACGATCTGGAACCCCGCCGACCACGGCGGGCAGGTGCCGCGCCTCGAGGTCGCCGCCGCGGTGGACCACCTGTTCACGTTCTTCGAGGTGGTCCGTTTCTACTTCGATCCCCCGTACTGGGAGACCGAAGGCGACGGGTGGGCAGCCCAGTACGGCGAGAAACGCGTGCTGCGGTGGGAGACCTACCGGCCAGTGCAGATGCATGCCGCCGCCGAACGGTTGATCACCGACGTGAACAAGAAGGACTCCGGGTTCTCCCACGACGGCTGCGGCATCACGAAGGTGCACGTGCGGAACGCACGCAAAGCGGCCCGCGTGAACAACCGCTACGTCCTCACCAAGGCCAGCCCCGGGCAGAAGATCGACGCCTGCGTCACCTCGATCATCGTGCACGAAGCCGCCGGAGACGTGACCGCCGCGAAGTTGTGGAAGAAGCGCTACTACGCCTACACCGCATAGGGGGTGCCGATGGCGAACGCCCAGGAGGCTGTCAAGTGGATCGACACCCTCGGTGAAGACCTCCGCCGCCGGCTCCCCGACGTCCAGCTCTACGACGACTACTACCGCGGTGTGCACCGGCTGAAGTTCGCGTCGGACGAGTTCCAGTCCTACTTCTCCAAGCGGTACGCCCGGTTCTCCGACAACTGGACTCAGACGGTGGCGGACGCGCCGACGGAACGCCTCGAGGTCATCGGTGTCCGCCCGGCCGACTCCGGGCGGGCCGGGGACGACGAGTTGTGGTCGGTGTGGCTGGACAACGAAGCCGACGCCCTCTCCGACCTGGCGTGGTTGGACGCGATCGTGGCGAAACGTACCTACGCGCTGGTGTGGGGCGACAACCCCACCCGCATCACGTGGGAGCACCCGTCTCAGGCGATCGTCGACTACGACCCCGAAACCCGTGCCCGGCGCGCGGGGTTGAAGGTGTGGGCCGACGACGAGTGGGAGTTCGCCACCCTCTACCTGCCGGACCAGGTGTGGAAGTTCCGGCGCCGGAAGATGACCGACCGGCACAAGCGGCTGCTCGACGGCGTGTACCAGTCGTCGTTCGTTGGGTCGTGGGAGCCGCGGGAGGTCACGGGCGAGCCGTGGCCGCTGCCAAACCCGTTCGGCGTCGTGCCGCTGGTGGAGATGCCGAATCGGCCCCGCCTGCTCGGCGAACCCATGTCCGATGTGGCCGGCACAATCGCGATGCAGGACGCCATCAACCTGCTGTGGGCGTACCTGTTCAACGCCGCCGACTACGCCAGCTTCCCGCAACGTGTGATCACCGGCGCTGAACGCCCCATGGTGCCGGTCCTCAACAGCGACGGGCAGCAGATCGGGGAACGGCCGGTCGACCTGGAGAAGTTCGCCGTCAACCGAGTCGTGTGGCTCGAGGACCCCAACGCCAAGATCGGCGAGTGGTCGGCCGCGAACCTCGAGGCCTACACGGGTGTGATCGAACGCGCGGTCGGGCACATCGCCGCCCAAACCCGAACCCCTGCCCACTACCTGCTGCTGGGCGGCGGCATCTCGAACGTGTCCGGTGACACGATGAAGGCCCTGGAAACCGGGCTGGTGAAGCGCACCGGGGAGAAGACCGAACACTTCGGGCGGGGCGTGAAGGAAATCTTCCGGCTCGTCGCGCTCGCCCAAGGCGACACCAAGAAGGCGTTGGCGGTTGCGCGCGGGGACGTGCTATGGAAGGACGTCGAGACCCGATCCGAAGCGCAGATGGTGGACGCGCTCGGGAAGTTGTCGGATCTCGGGGCCCCGTTCATGTGGTTGATGGAACGCTACGGCCTCACCCCACCCGAGCTGGTGCGGGTGATGCGGATGCGCGAGTTCGAGCAACGCGACGCCCAAATCGACTCCCTGTCCGGTGTCGACCGGGTGGACGAGTTCACCAAGCTGATGACTGCGGTCGGGGTCGGCGTCCGCGCCGGGTTCGAACCGGATGCGATGCTCGCCGAAGCCGGACTTGACCCGATCGATCACACCGGCCTGCTGCCGGTCACCGTGCAGTCGGAAGAGAAAGCGGGCGCGGTCCCGCAGTCCGTGCAGCCTGAGCAGCTCGCGATCGAAGCGCCGCCGAACGGCCGACGGCGCCGCTGATGCTCGCCGGCGAGTCCGCGGCCGCGGACCGCAACTACCGGGAGATGCGGCGGCTCGAAGCGTTCGCGATGGCGTTGCTGCGACGCGCGTGGTCACGGGTCGACCCCGCCAACCTGGTGCCGTCGTGGGATCGGGAAGCGGCGCGGGTGCTGGCGCAGTTCGCGAACCTGCAACTGCAGGCCGCGACCCTGGGGGCGACCTTCGCAGCCGCTGCTGTGACCGCGCAGGGTATCCGGTCCCAGCCCGAGGCCAAGGTGCGGCCGGAAGCTCTCGCCGGGTGGGCGTCCGATGGGCGGCCGTTGGAGACGCTGCTGCAAACGCCCGCGGCGGTGGCGTCCCGTGTGGCTCCGGAACGGGCGATCGATGCGGGCCGGGCGAGCGTTGACCGGATAGCCCGCACGCAGATCGCGGACGCCAACCGGGTCGCCGCAGGCGTGGACCGTGTGACACGGCCGCAGGTGGGTTGGGTGCGGATGCTCACCCCACCGTCGTGCGACCGGTGCCTCATTTTGGCTGGCCGGGTCTACAGGTGGTCGGACGGGTTCGACCGGCACCCGAACGACGACTGCATCAGCGTCCCCGCCGCCGAGGACCGTGCCGGGGACCTGCGCACCGACCCCGACGCCTACCTGAAGAGCCTCACCGTCGAGGAGCAGGACCACATCCTGGGGAAGGCGAACGCTCAGGCGTGGCGGGACGGCGCCGACCTGAACCAGTTGGTGAACGCGAAACGCGGCATGCAGGACACCACAGTGTTCGGGCAGGACGTGCAGATCACCACCGAAGGCACCACAACCCGCGGTCTGGCCGGGCAGCGGCTCATCGCGCAGGGCGCCCGCGTGGCGACCGAGCAGGGCGAGTTCGTACGCCGCCGTTCACGCGAAGGCGAAGTGACCCGGCGGGTGGCCCGACAGCGAGTGCAGGTGCCGCGCCTCACACCGGAGTCGATCTACAAGCACGCGAAGGACCGGGACGACGCGCTCCGGCTGCTGCACCGGTTCGGCTACATCCTCTGATCTCCCGACCCGCGCGACGCGGGACCCGGGCCACCCCTCTGCGATGGAGGAACCACATCCCATGACCGAACCCATCACTCCGGCGAACAAGCCGGCGGGCGACCCGCCGACGGACCCGCCCGCACCGCCCGCGGTTCCGCACCTGCAGAACAAGCCCGACCCCGCCCCGGAACCCCCGAAGCCCGGCCCACCGCCCGCGACGGACGACGGACAGGGCAAGGCGGACGAACCGCTCGGCGAGAACGGGCTGAAGGCACTACAGGCCGAACGGGAACGCGCCAACGAGTTCGAGAAGCAACTGAAGGCGCTCGCGCCGCTGCAGAAGATCGCGGCCGCGCTCGGCGACGGCGACCCCGTGAAGGGCAAGTCGGAGCTCGAACAGCTCGCCGAAAGGCAGGCGCAGATCGAGCAGGAACTGACCTCGGAACGGCAGGCGCGCTGGAAGCTCGAGGCGATCAGCGAGCACAAGTTGCCCGCCGAGTGGGCAGACAGGTTGCGTGGCGCAACTCGCGACGAGCTGATCGCCGACGCCGCATCCCTCGCCAAGCTCCTGCCCGCCGCGCCGCAGTCCCAGTTCCAGGGCACTGCCGACGGTGGCGTGCGGGACCAGGGCGTGCAGAAGTCGCAGCTGACCCGCGCCGATCTGGCGGGCATGAAGCCGGCGCAGATCGAGGCCGCCCGCAAGGAAGGCCGCCTCAACCAGCTGATGGGCATCAAGCAGTAGCAGACAGGCCCCTTGGCCCCTCGTGGGGTCGACGGCCCCACGAGAACAGGAGTAGGCCGCCATGGCCATCACCAACTTCATCCCGGAGATCTGGTCCGCCCGCGTGGCCGAAGCCCTGCAGGACACCGCGGTCCTCGCCACGCTCTTCACGAGCGAGTACGAGGGCGACGCGTCGAAGGGCAACCAGGTCCACATCACCGGTGTCATCCCGCCGACGGTCAACAACTACGCCACCGGCGCGGGCGGCAACCCGCGCACCACGGCCGCGCAGGACGTCACCGACGACGGCGACACGATCCTGATCAACCAGGAGAAGTCGTTCGACTTCCACGTCGACGACATCGACCGGGTGCAGGCCGCCGGCTCGTTCGAGGCGTGGACGACCGCCGCTGGCCGGGCGCTCGGCGAGGACGCCGACACGTTCATCGGCGCGCAGGCCGTGGTCGGCGGCATCAACCAGACCGCCGCGATCGAGGCGTCCGTGGGCGGCGTGGTGAACACGCCGGCCCGCGCATGGAACTGCGCTAGGGATCTCCGCAAGCACATGAACAAGGCGTCGGTGCCGATGTCCGAGCGGTACCTGGTGATGAACGCCGAGTTCGAGGCGTTGTTCCTGGAGAACGACGCCAAGCTGATGAACGTCGACACCTCCGGCGTGCCGGACGGTCTGCGCGAGGCGATCCTCGGCCGCATCCTCGGGTTCACTCTCGTGGTGTCGAACCAGACCGCGGAGCAGGACAACCCGCACTGCTTCGCGGCGTGGCGTCCGGCGCTCGCATACGTGTCGCAGATCGACACGGTCGAGGCGATGCGGTCCACCACCAAGTTCGCCGACCGCGTGCGGGGTCTGCACGTGTACGGCGGCAAGGTGCTCGACGTCGCCGGGTACGACGACGGCGTCCAGTACTACCTGCCGGACGAGTCCAGCTCCAGCTGACCCGAGTGGTGAAGGGAGGCCGTCGTGGCTCTCACTGATCTGGCCACGCCGGCCGACCTCACCGCGCGCGGCATCGACCTCAACCCGCCCGGCGTGTCCATCCCGGACCTGCTGTCCGCGGCGTCGGACGAGATCCGGTCCGCGGCCGGGGTGCCGATCACACGCGCCACGTGGACGATGACCATCCCGGGGGTGCGTGGCCAGTGGCTGCGGCTCCCCGGGCAGCCGATCGTGTCCGTCGCAACGGTCCTGATCGATGGGACCGCGGTGACGGACTGGAAGCTCGTCGGCGGACTGCTGTGGCGGGAACGCGGCTGGCAAACCACCGGCACACCGGTGAACGTCACCGCCACCGTCACCGGCGGGCTGCTGGTGGTGCCGAAGGATCTCGTCGATCTCACCTGCTCGCTCGTCGGCACCGGCATCGCCGCCGCAGAGGACGGCTACGAGTCCAAAGCTGGGAAGGCGTACGAGTCGATCGACGACTACCGCGTCGGGTACGAGCAGGGCGCCGGCCAGACTGCCGGCGTGATGGAGTTGCCGGAGGCGACCCGGAGGCGGTTGCGGGCCCGGTTCGGTGGCGGCGCTGGCATGGTGGCGGCGACGCTGTGAGCGCCACCGGGACAGCGCGGCGCGGCCGTCGGCGCGCGGAGTCGCTGATGGTGGATTCCTGCGAGATTCGCACCAAACCGACCGTCGGCCCGCTCGACCCGGTGACCGGCAAGCGCGCCGAGACGCCCGGTGCGTTGCTGTACTCGGGGAAGTGCAAGGTGCAGACGTACGAGGCGCACGAGCAAACCCCCCAGTCGGGGCAGCACGTGTACACGGTGCAGCGCTACTACGTGCACGTCCGCGCCACCGTCGATGTGCCGGTCGACGCGCGGGTAACCATCACCGGGTCGGTGCTGGACCCGAACCTGGTCGGCAAGACGTACCGGGTCGCGGGCGGGCTGCACAAGAGCATGGCGACCGCGAACCGGCTACTGGTGGATGAGGTGACCGGCTGATGGCACGCGTCGACGCATCCGACCTGCATCGGTACGCCAACCAGATCGACCACGCGGTCACGAATCTGGAACCCGAGTTCGAACGGATCACCGAACGCGCCGCCCTGAACGTGAAGAACGAGTCGCGGCGGCTGCTGCGGCTGTACTTCCGCCGCCGGTACCTGAAGCACTACTACCGGTCCATCGGCTACGACATGGACGGGCCGCTGGTCGCCGAGATCGGGCCGGACGCGTCGATGCCGCAGGGCAAGATGGGGCCGGGTGTCGAGTTCGGGTCGAAGAACACGCCGCCCGCCCCGCATATGTTCCCGGCGCTGGACAAAGAGGACCCGAAGTACCGGGACCAGATCCTCCGCGCCTACGTGCGGGGCCTGAAGTGACCGTCCCGGACGCCGCGCTGGCGATGATCGTCGCCGCGTTGCCGGGGGCGGTCTTGTGGGACGACGGGAGCGTGTTCGGCCCGGACGACCTGCTGGTGTTCGACGGGCGGGTACCGGCTGAGCCGCCGAAGCGGTACGTCGCCTACTGGCCCGATCACGGCACCCGCGACGCGCTCGCGGTGTGCGGGGTGTCCGACGACGTCATGTACCGGTTCCAGACGACGAGTGTGGCGCCGGACCGGCAGCAGGCGGAGTGGCTGGCGGAGCGGATCTGTGACGGCGTCGTCGACCTCAAACCCGCGGTGACTGGTTGGGAGTGTGGGCCGATCGGCCACACGTACGCCCAGCAGCCGCAGCACGACGAGACCGTCATGGAACACCCCGTCGTGTACATGGCGGACCTGTTCGAGGTACGCGCGCAGCGCCTACCCGAGGACGACTCATCGAGTTCGTCCTGAAGCAGCACCAAGACCCCTGGAACCCAGTACGCCCCGGCCATTGGGGCAACCATCCCTTTTGGAGGAATCCATGCCACGCATGGTGGACCAGGGCGTCACGAAACTCACGTGGATCCCCGGCGTGAACGCGATCATCGACCACAACGCCCCGACTGCGGCTGAGTTGAACCACGTGAACGCGGTGGACCTGTCGTGCATCATGGTGCAGACCTACGAGGCGCGGGCCGACGGTTCGGACACCACGAACGAGCGTGCGGTGTGTGAGACCGCCGAGAGCGTCACGCCCACGATCCAGAAGTACATGGGCAACTTCGTTTTGTTCCGGGACATGGAAGCTGGAGTCCCCGGGCCCGACGATCTCACCGAACTGTTCCCGCAGAACGGCGCCGTCGGCTGGTTTGTGCGTCGCACGGGGAAGCCTTACGACGCTCTGTACGTGGACGGGGACAAGGTCGAGACATTCCTGTTCATCAACGACGTCCCGCAGCTGTCCGGCGGCACCGGCGAGGGCAACCTCAAGGGCACCGTGCCGATGCTCCCGCAGGGCAAGTTCGCGACCGCCGCTGTGGTCGGCGGCGAGTCCTCGTCGTCGTAACCCCAAGTCGTCGGGTCGGGCGCTCATCCAGGGGCCGCCCGGCCCGGCTTCACCTCGCCCCTGGACAAAGTCCCCTGGAGACAGTGATGACCAGCCCCGCTATGGCGTCGATCCCCGACGACTTCGACCTCGACAGGTGGATCGACGGCACCTGCGCACTCGTCCGCACCGCGAAGATCTACAAGCGCGGTGACCTGCTCGCGAAGCTCGACGAACTCAAGCAGGAGTGGGAGATCGCCAAGGCGACACCCAAGGAGCAGCGGTCTGTCGCCGACAAGTCGCCGGACACGATCGCCGACGAGTGGGAGACGCTCGCCGGAGAACTGTCCAAGTCGGCGATGACGGTGCACATCCAGGACCGCACCGACGAACGCCGCCGCAAGATCCGCGACAACCTCGTCAGGGACAAGAAGCTCAAGGTCGACGATGACGGCGACCTTGAGACGATCATCCTGCACCAGATCGCCGACGCCATCGTGAAGGTCGAGGTCGGCGGTGCCGCACACGAATACCCGGACGGGTTTCCCGTCGAGAAGCTCCGCGAGATCCGCGACCGCGTCGGAGACACCGGCCTCATGAACGTGCGCGACGCGTACATCCAGGTGATCTCGGAGGCACCCACCGTGTCCGCCCCTTTGTCGCGGAACTCCTCCTCCGGGAGCCGTGGCGGCATCTAGCACTCGCACTGAAAACCGCCGCCCACTGGACCGTTCGGCCACTCACCCTCCTCCGGGGACAGCCGCGCGGCGAGTGGTCGCGTGTGGACTCCGTCCTCGCGCTCGCACACACCCTCGCAGAGGACATGCGTTGCCCCGGATGCGGCATGCCGAAACACGAGGCCTACAACCCGGACAGTGCGGGCTGGTATGCGGTCCGCGACACCACCTGCAACGGCTGTGCCGCCGTCTCCAAGGACGCCGACGACCAACGCCGCAGAGAGAACGACCCCGGACCGGAACGCAAGGTCTGGGTCGTTGACGAACGCCCACCCGACCAGAAGCTACGACCGTGGAGTCCTGACGGGGGTGGATGATGGCTGATCGGGTCCTGTCTGTACGCCTCCAACTGGAAGTCGACGGGGCCCGCCAGTCCGGGAAAGCGTTCGCCAAAGAGATGGTGGGCGCAGCCAAAGCGGTCGAGGCCGGTGGCCGCGCAGCCGACGGGGCGATGGCGCGCATCACGAACGGCGCGAAGTCCGCCGGGAAGGCTGTCGCGACCGTCGGCGGGCTCGCCGCGGGCGGGCTCGCGGCAATGACCGTGGCCGTCGGCAAGGGCGGCATCGCCTACAACACCCTGGAACAGACCTCCCGCGCGGCGTTGAAGACGGTGTTGGGGTCGGCGTCGGCGGCTACGGGGCAGATGGAGAAGCTCCGCGAGTTCGCCAAAACATCCCCATTCCCTCGCCAGGTGTGGATCAGCGCGCAGCAGCAGCTGTTGGCGTTCGGCATGTCCGCCGAAAAGATCATCCCCGTCTTCGGGGCCGTGCAGGACGCGGTCGCCGCCGCGGGTGGTGGTGGGCAGCAGATCACCGAAGTCGTCGACATCCTCGCCAAGGTCCAGTCCACGGGCAAGGTCACCGCCGACACCCTCAACGAGCTCGGCTACCGCGGTATCGACGCCGCCACCCTCATCGGCCAGGCGATGGGCAAGACCGCCGCCGAAGTACGCGAAGACATCTCCGCACAAGCCATCACCGGTGTGCAGTTCATCGACCAGTTGACCGCCGCCATGACCGACCGGTTCGGTGGCGCCGCAGCGGGGGTGAAGGAGACCTGGGCGGGCGCGACTGACCGTGTCAAGGGCGCCATCCGCGACATCGGCGGCCTGCTCGCGTCCCCGCTCGTCGACCCCAACGGGGGCGGCGCCGCAGTCGAATGGGCCAACGGGGTCGCCGACGCGTTGCGGGCACTGGAGTCCCGCCTGGAACCGGCGATCACCGCGCTGCGCGACCGGGCCGACCCCGCTGTGCAGGCATTGAACGTGAAGCTCGAAGAACTCGCCGCGTGGATCCGCGCCGCCGACTTCTCCGCGATCGCCGACCAGATCCGGCCCATGCTCCCCGCGATCCTCGGTGTCACCGCCGGGTTCACCGCCATGGGCGCGCAGAGCCTGCCCGTGATCGGCAGCATGGTGTCCGGGTTGAAGCCGCTGCCGGTCGCGATCGCGTCCGCCGCCCTCGCCAGCCCGGAACTCCGGGGCGCCCTGTTCGACCTGCTCGCCGCGATCACCCCGCTGCTGCAGACCATCGCCCAACTGACCACGACGCTCGCGTCGGCACTCGGGCCCGCTCTGTCGGTGGTGGCGGCGATCCTGCAACCGGTGATCGCGATCGTCGGGTTCCTGGCCGACCGATTCGCCGACCTTCCGGCGATCGTGCAGATGGCGGTCGCCGGGTTCGCCGCGTGGAAAGCGCTCGGACTGTCGTCGATGTTCACGTCCATGACGGGGGCGCTGGCGGCGTTCAACGGGCAGATGAAGGTCCAGACCGCGCTCGCGGCGATGTCGGGCCAGCAGATCGGCACGGTGGGGGCCGCCTACAGCGTGGCCGCCACGAAGGTGTCGACCGCGACGGCGGGGATCAGCGGGGCGATGACGTCCGCGGCCTCGTTCATGGCCGGGCCGTGGGGTGCCGCGATCGGCATCGCCGCGACCGCGCTCGGTGTGCTCACGGCGGCGCAGGAAGACGCCAAGGAGGTCACCGAAGAGTTCACGATCGCGATCGACGAAAGCACCGGTTCGCTGTCGGCGTCGTCGATCGAGTCGATCCACCGGTGGGTCGCGGGAGCCGAGTCCGTCACCGACAACGGCTCGAAGATGAGCGACGTCCTGAAGATGATCGGCGTCAGCGCCGACGACCTCACCGGCTACCTGGTGGGGAACGCGGACGCCACCGGCCGGGTCGAGGCCGGGCTCCGCAAAATCGACAGCGAAGCAACCCGGAACTATCTCGGGACGTTCCTGCGGGACACCCGGCAGAAGATCACCGACCGCACGCAGACGGAGCGGGACGCAGCGTCATCCGCATCCAAGTACGCCGCTGCCACACAGGCCATCGCGGACGCATCAAACGGCGCCGCCGGCGCGACCGGTGCCCTCGCAGGCGGGTTGGGCACGGTCGGTGCTGCCGCCGACAGCGTCGCCACCCGCGCCCAGCAGCTTCAGGCGTCGCTGTCCTCCGTGTACGAGACTGCGTTCGCGCTCACCGAGGCGCAGGACGGCTTCCAGTCGAGCCTCCTCAAGATCTCGGGCGCGTTCGCGGGTAACGACACTGCGGCCCAGAAGTCGGCGGATTCGGCGGAGAAAGCGGCGAAGCGGTCGTCGGACGCCGCCGAAAAGTACGCGGAGTCCCTGAAGCGCCAGCGGCAGATCATCCGCGACACGCAGCGACAGTTGGAGGATCTGGCCGAGTCGCAGCGGCAGGCGGAGCGGGAAGCCGCCGAAGCCGCGAAGGCTGCCCGGCAGCGGGCGTTGGACGCCCTGTTTGGGCAGACGTTCGACGTGCAGTC